GACGATTATTCGACGTCTTGTCCCATTCCTTTGATTTGTTGGAACAGGGACTCCGCAGCCGTGACCTTCAGCGACTCAAGTTCAATCATGTAGCCCCACCTTCGGTCCGGGTTTGTCGACCCGTCAACGGTTGATGCGAAAGCGATATGCAGTTCTTTGGTAACGATGGTGTCCGAGTCGATTACAAAAGAAACAATTCCATTAGTACTGTGTGCAGCGATGAAATCGGATGCACCATTTTCACGTTTGTATCCTGACCAGATGCCGAAACCACATGCTCGATTATCTTCCGGGTTGATTTGGTCCGCCCAAGTGGCTGGAGGCGGAACATAATCGGTGTAAAGAGTCGAGGTCATGACGTACTTACCATCAGTATCCGACCCAGTGTCTGCTCTGGTATCAATGGGCCAAAAGACTGCCTTCACGATTTTCCACGCGCGAGTACGATCAGGAGACACGTAATCGAAGATATTCTTAGTCAGCCCTACGGCGTTGTCTGCAACCTCATACGAGCCTCTGAGTGTGAACTTGCGGCCCATTACTTCCTCGCCCTCCTAGTTGCAGCATGTGCCCGCTTCATGAGGCGGGTCACGGGGGTGCGGGGATGGGCTCGCTTAAGCTTCTTGAGTTGCCTGCCAAACTCCTTCTGGTAAGCGCTAACCTTCCTCTTCCTCTTGGCTGGCAGCCTCAGAGACCGCTGCCTGCCCGTAGAGGTCCTCGTGACAGATCGCCTACGTGTACTCGGAGCATCATCGAAGAAGCCATCCTCCTCAAGCAGATAATAAAGGTCCTCTGCCAATCTGTGGATCGCGCGTTGGCTTGCCATTGAAATCACTGCTGCGATAGGGCTAGGGCCATAGCGGCGGCGGTGTTCATTGTCTCAACGGTGCATTCCATAGTGACGCTGACAGTGACATGCTCGTAGAAGGTAGACGTTGCAGAGCCACCTAGATAGATTGAGTCAACAGCCACTAGATATCCATTCGTCCATAACTGGGGTAGATTGTCGAATGCTTCACTGGTGCTGTCAGCAACTCCATTACCAGACTTCACCCGAGAGGCGTTCAACATCCCTGAAGCGATGATTGCCTTATTCGATGGCAGCACTATGTTGGACTGAGTCTGAGTAGCCAGTTGAAACTGAGCGGCGGCCGCAGCGTCCCCCCCATCGAGTTCTGGTGATCGGCCGGTGCTATCGGTGAAACTGACTGCGATGTTGTGTATGCGTAGAACCGACTTGCCAAGAGCGTCAACATAAGCTCCCAGATCTATTGTCGATTGTCGGTAGAGGCCGTCGTCTTCTATGTCAGTTGATGCGCGGATAAAGAATGAATCACTTTTAGCCATACTGAAAGTGAACGAGAACTCGGGTATAATTGTTCCGAACCCCAAGGAACTAGGAAATCTTGATGTATGTGGCTAGGGCCTGCGCTGGTTATGGCTTTCATTGTATTACGCCCTACCCACACACATGCAGGCTAGAAGTGCAGGTTTGGGGCTTCTCCGTATGATAATATTATAAGCAGCGGCCTGTTCGTAAGGCCATGAAGGAGATCGATGACACAAATCCGACTAAAATTAATGAATGTGAGGACTGCGACCGGCTGGCCCATCATGTGAACGAGGTTTCCATCCAACTCAGGGCACATGCATTGGTCTGTCAGAAGAGGATTGAGGCCCTAGAGAAGCAAGTTGCCAACCTAGAGACCCAGAGAACGCCTCAAGACGAGAATGATGACCCGGAGTGGTACTCATGAGGCCGCCGCTATGCAACTGTCGGAAGTATTGCTTTGCATATCGTCGCACATGCAAAAACCGAGGAGAGTGGCCCTGATGGGGAACTCTGGAGCGACTTGCTTAGGCTGTGGAAAGCAAAAGAGCCTGAGATTCGATGAGAAGAGTCTCAGGTGTCGAGATTGCCTCCCCGGAGCTCGACGGTATGTCTTCCGACCTTGGAGGGAGACCGAATGAAGTGTGAGCAGTGTGGAAGCGGTATGATCGGCCCTATGGACTGGGTCTGGTCAAAAGAGGTCTATGGCTGCCCTCGATGTCGAAATATGTGGTGGCCCGAATGAAGGAGCGTAGGAAGGCAGGAGCCACCCATTCGTTCAGGCTGACCGTCGAAGCCTCGGACATCGTTGACAACCTCAATCACCCTCGCAGCTTAGGCGGCAAGTCTCGACTCATCTCTGATGCTATCGTCTACTACTTCCGAGAGTCCAGGGATATCACTGTCAAGATGCTTTTAGATGATATCGAGCATCTTGAGCGCAATCTACGGGCAAAGAATCCCGAAAAGAGGGCTCGACCCCCTACTTGGAGAGGCAGAATTCTGACGATTATTCGACGTCTTGTCCCATTCCTTTGATTTGTTGGAACAGGGACTCCGCAGCCGTGACCTTCAGCGACTCAAGTTCAATCATGTAGCCCCACCTTCGGTCCGGGTTTGTCGACCCGTCAACGGTTGATGCGAAAGCG